CTATTTTTCTATTACCTTTGATAGTATCAAACTGGTCATAGTTTTTAGTTATTCTAATAGTTTTTTTCATAGTTACCTCATTAAATTAAGTGCGTAGTAGGATTTATGGATTTACCTACAACCTTTCACGAGCTATCCACCTATAATGAGATAACGTTACTCAGTACATACTTCTAACCCTTCAATCATTTGACCATATTCATTAGAAATATTGCCTTACAACTAGCTTATTGTTGTTCAGCCATACGCTATTCCTGTATGCATAACAGGAAACCATTGGGGGAATGAATAGAGCCTGTGGCCACATCATTCCCTAGTTCTGCTATATACTTTCTTGGGAGTCGGCAGTATAATACCTTTACAAGAGCGACTTGTCGTTTTCAGCAGAATGTTCTTTAGCGAAAAGAGTGAAAGACAGCACCAACTTTTTATATCTGTATTCAACTCGAGTAAGGACTAACACTCTTTTCTATACTACTTTCCGAATATATCTCCAGTAGTGTTTTTTAAAATAATTCATGTGCTAACATTTCTTGCACACGAGCATTTCTTTTGTTTTGTACGTTGTATATTTTACCTTTGGTTTCAAAGTGTGTTGACCAATCGGTAGCTGTTTGAAATACAGCGAATTTATTTTGACCATATCTATCGCTATATTTTTTATACAACTTAATTAAATCTTCCATTTGATTTTCAGAATACCATTTATATTCATGAGAATCTTTTGGAGTAAATGCCAAGGTTTGTTGAAATAATCTTTTTACCTGTGATAATTCTGTGTCTTGTTTGAGCCACGTTTTCTTTTCTTCTTCACCTTGAAGAAAAAGTTCAACAGCTTCATTAATCCTTGAATAATCAACCTTAACGTCTTTAGTAGTATTATGTTTAGTTCTAACATGGAGCGACCAATCTGAAGTAGCACATCCGTTATTACACCATAAATATGTGGCCCAAACAATTAATTCTTCAGGAAATCGCATATTATGTGATGATCTAAATTCAATTTGAAAGACACTTCGTTCTTTAGGATCATCAAACATTTGAATCCCTTTGATACGATTGAAAGTCCACCTACACATATAGACTGCTCCATTGTTATCTATTGTGTGTTTAACTTCTACATCTCTAGTGTCTATGCCTGAACCAAGAATTAAATCTTTTACCATCATCATAGCTTCTTTATATGAACGTACTTTGTATGTATCACTAACGACAGCTAATCCCTCGTTAGTATCTTTGCGAAATACCTCTTTACGTCTAGGTATCTGCTTATGATTTATGTTAAAGATAGGACGTAGCCCCACATCAAAATCAGCGTTATAAGGAATATCAAACTTGGACGTGTCATCCTTGTATGCTAGGTTTGTCATTAACATTTTTTCCTCCTTTGAATACATCTCTAATTTGTTGTTTTACATCTTCAAGCATAGTTGATTTAACTATTGTTTTAACTTGATCTTCAAGATTGTTATCTAAATAATCTTGTGTTTCTGTTTCTATCTTTTCAGATAATTCAGATTCTTTTTCTTCTAGTTTTTCAACTACAACATCATTAACCATATCGTCTATCGTCACGCTCATTGTCATTTCCTTTCTTTTGTGTTTTAGCTAAAGCTCTAATTACATGGAATATATCCATCTGTTCTATTGGTAGCCAACATCCGTTGGATGCTGAATAATATTGTTTGTCTTTTAATTGCCATAAGTCTGAAGGTACTTTGAAACCTATGTGATGCAATACTCGTATAAGTCTATACACTTTCATTTTCTAACCTTTCGTGTTCGTCAATTATTGCTTGATATTTTTTAATGAGTATTTCGATTTGATTTAAAGCACCTACAAATCCTTCTTTATCTTGTGCTTTTACCGATATACTTTTTAACTCATCTATAAAAGTTTGTATTTCAATCATCTTGTTTTCTTCCCTTTCTTGTTCGTCCATTACCCATGACTTAAATGCTAAACTCATTGTTCTTCCTCTAAATATTTTGGCATGATACACATATGACCAGTCATGTTTGTGTGTATTGTTCCAGCGTCATTACCTTCTTCATCACTTTGGATGTAAAGCAGTACGTTGTTATCTAATTCTATTGTTGGGATTAAATAATCTAGCCCTTCTTGTTGTGTGTAAAAAACATTTTTAATTTTTTTACCTTGAAGTAAAAAAGTAGCTTCATCTTCCCATTCTTTTTTTTCTTTCATATTAACCTCGTATTGCTTTTGTTAATCGGATTGCTAGTATGATGATACCTACCCATACTGGAGCTGATACCACAGATATAACTAAAGTAGGATTCACACCCATCATCAACATAGACACGATAAATCCAAAGCCCATTGTCATGAGTAGGATTGTAAATGTGCCTATTTTGTGCGATTTTTTGTCAAATTCTTTTTGTATTGTATTTTTCATTGTTTAGTTCCTTTATGGTGTCGGTTAATTCAATCTATCTCTAAAACCATCTTGGTTTCTTTTACTCGGTATCTGTCGATTACCCTATCGGTATGGCTATCGCCTCGGTCTATCGACTTAACCTATCGGTACTCGGTATCCGTCTATTCGAGGCCTGGAATTGATTTAATGATTAGCTTTTTATAGTATAGATAAGGGGAAAAGATATAAGATAGGAGAGTGACTGCCCATGTTATGAATCACAGGCAGTCTAGGAGTAATATATGATTAAGCTGGTACTCTTGAATCAATATCGCTAACTAAATCTTTAGCTAACTGTACATTGAATTTAGTAACAGCTTTATTTCTATTTGAAGGATTATAATTCTTAGAATATGTTTCTTTAAATGTTTCACCAAATACTTTAACATATTGTTCTTTAGATATTTTAATCCTTTCATTATACAAGTCATAACGAGCCAAGTATAAATCTGTAATAATCTTTGCGTCATCATTTTGCATAGATGTAATTTGAAGATTAGCATTATTAATATCTTTAACATTACCGAGCTGTTCTATTGCTCCATTTTGTTTGATTTTAATATCATCTAATCTCATGTCATAAAATCTACGTCTGAATAATAACATTTTAATATATTGCTCTAACTCGACTTTTGCGTCCATATAGAAAGTTTCAGCGTACTGATTTTCTTCTTTTCTATCATGACGATTATCGAGTAGAGTATATATTCGATTAAGTTCTTTTTCTTTAATAACTGTTAATTCATGGCGTAGAATTTCTAAAGTCTGTTGCCATGTTTTTTCTTTACTTACTTGATTTGTCATTTACTTGCTCCTTTTTAACTATTGGATTAACAATGTCATAATCTTTGATTACTGGCATTTTATTCAAGATTTTCTTACCTTGTTTAATGTCATCACGAAGTAACCAAGTAGTTACTTTAGCACCAGCTTTAATGCCTAGTGCAACTGCATATAATGATTTAGTTATCATAGTATTAGCTCCTTTCCAAATTCATCATATATTGAATTAACTGCTAAATTAATCTTATCATCATCTTGAATAGATTTTGCATATTCGTATTCAACAATTAATTCTTTAAATCGTTTATCTGTTTGATAAAGTTTATCGTAAATGTAAGATGGTATATTATCTATAAATGTAACTACGCTTTCCATACATCCTCCTTAACTTTGTAAACATTACAAGCTACATGACCAACTTTGGCTATGCCTATTAAATCGTCATTATTGATGATTCCAGCTTGTTTGAGTGATTTCTCTATTCCTTTATTTTCTGAATAGTCTTTAATCACTACTCGTTTAGAATCATCATGTTTAGCTTCATCAATGATTACAATGTCATTATTTTGGTCCAATACATTGACACTAGCTGTCATGTATGGAAGATTATCTGAGTCATTGATTTGTAATGCTAATAAATCTGTGTACTTGTAAACTCCTATGAATTTAGCCCACAGTATTTCGTCATTATGATTTATTGGATATTGTTTCATAATATCTCGCTTTCTCTACCTGTAAAAGACTTGGTAGGACGGTCGCATAATCAGATTAAGTCAGCGTCAAACACATAGAGAGCGATTTAAAAGCGTGTTTACCACAAAACATAATTGTGATTGAATCAGCGTAATCGTAGATGCTCGTTAAGAGCAGATACTATTATGCTGAAAGTTTCAATTCACCATTGTGTTTTGAGGGCGTTGACAATCTGATATGCTACGACCACCCAAGCCTTTAATCCGCTGATTACATACACCAGACCGAAGCCCGAAGGGGCGAGACCTTGGCTCGATTTACGAGGGCTGGAACATGTCCACCATATTTACACAATGTGTCTTGACAACGAAAATACAAGCTACTAATCGTGTTAAAGGGTTATGAAAAAGAACACGCTTACAGACAAACAAAAGCAATTAGTTGATACAGTCGTAACCACTGGCAAATCAATCAAAGAATGTGCTGAAATAGTAGGATATGCTAAGGGAGAATCAGGACGAGTAGTAGCAAGTAGAACGTTACGATTACCCCATGTACAAAGGTACATGATGGAACGAGTCGCTAACACAATCGGATTAGGGGCTGTATCTGCATCAAGAAAGTTAATTGAGTTATCCGATAACGCTAAGAGTGAGTACGTACAGTTAGAGGCGAGCCGTGATCTATTGGATAGAGCTGGAGTAAGAGCGCCAGAACGAGTACAGCACGACATACAGGGCGAGATAAAAATCAATATTGATTTAACATAGACGCTTAACCCAAAAACGAGGGTGGGGGGCAAAAAACTGGTGAGTCTATATCTATATATCTAGTCTACACGCATTATAGGTTCAAAAAAGCTCTACCTCCCAGATGGATTAGTTTTCTGTACACGGAAACATCCTTGTGCGTATCAAATATATTTTATTTTATTTAAGGTGATTTTTTTTCACTTTACAAAATGGATGACAGAATGACAAAATTAGAACAAGAAAATGCCGACCTCAAAGAACAAAATAAGATACTCCTCCAAAGCCTAGAAAGACATTTAGAAGAAAAACAAGACCTTCGTAAACAATTATATAAGGATTATAAAAATGAGTTTTCTCCAAAGCATCTCGATAAGGGATAGAAGAAGATTAAGGGCTGTTGTCAAAAAAGTCCATTTAAAGAATTACCCAACAGAAATGATTACAGACCGTGAAGCTGATAAGCTCATAGAGTCCTTTGCTCCTAATGTCGTAGAAAAATTTTTAAAACTAGGAGTAGATTCAGGAAAGACTGAATGAAGATATTTCTGCTTGTCATATCCATGTGGGGATTTGACGGAAATGAGTGGAAGTATATCGGCAATCAAATAGTGTTAAATCATCCCGCTACAAAAGAAGAATGTATGGCTCTCAGACAAAATTGGTCATGGCATGAGAATAATGAATATTACCGATTTAGTATTGAGTGTGTAGCTAATGAGTGATTTTAACTATAAGCCCTACGGGGAGGTCTTAAAAACCTTTATGAAATCTAACGATTTCTTTAGGGGAATTAGAGGGCCAGTTGGATCAGGGAAGTCAGTTGCTTGTTGTGTAGAGATATTTAGAAGAGCTTTACAGCAAAAACCCAACGAAGATGGTATTCGTAAGTCTAGGTGGGCTGTTATAAGAAATACAAATCCACAGTTAAAAACTACTACTATTAAGACTTGGCTTGATTGGTATGATGAAAATGTATGGGGAAGATTTAAGTGGTCAGTACCTTATACGCATCATATTAAAAAAGGCGATATAGACTGTGAAGTCATTTTCTTAGCATTAGATAGACCTGAAGATGTAAAGAAATTGCTATCGCTTGAGCTTACAGGTGTTTGGATTAACGAAGCAAGAGAAATACCTAAGACGATTGTTGATGCTTGTACTATGAGGGTTGGTAGGTATCCTAGTATGAGAGAAGGAGGTGCTTCTTGGTACGGAGTTATCTGTGATACCAACGCTCCTGAAGAAGATCATTGGTGGCCTATTATGGCGGCTGAAGTTCCAGTACCTGATCACATCTCACGAGATGAAGCCTTAATGTTAATTAAACCTGATAATTGGTCTTTCTATAAACAAGGTGGAGGTATGAAAGAAATAAGAAATGAAACAGGTGATCTTACAGGCTACGAAGATAATAGTGCTGCCGAAAATAAAAAAAATTTAACGCCTAAGTACTACGAGAATATTATTAAGGGCAAAACGAAGGGTTGGATTGATGTTTACGTTTTAAACAAACTAGGTTCATTAGAAGAGGGTAAACCTGTATACCCAAGTTGGAGAGAAGAATCTCATTTAGCTAAAGAGCCATTAATCCCAGATAAAAATTCACCTATATTCATAGGCATAGATTTTGGATTAACACCAAGTGCTGTGTTTGGTCAAAGACTAGCGACTGGAAGATGGATAATACTGCATGAATTAGTATGTTTTGATATGGGGGCGACACGATTTGCCGAAGTTTTAAAACAAGATATTACTAAATATTTTAGAGGATATGAATTAGATATATATGGTGATCCCGCTGGAGATTTTAGAGCTCAAACAGATGAAAGAACTCCATTTCAAATGCTTCGACAAGCTGGAATTATGGCAAAACCAGCACCATCTAACGATATTTCGCTTCGTACCGAGGCCGTAGAGAGCCTTTTAAACAAAATGGCGGATGGAAAGCCATGCTTTTTGCTCGATAATCGCTGTATTAACCTCAAAAAAGGCTTCAATGGAGGTTATCACTACCGAAGATTGCAAACTTCTGGCGATAGATATGACGAAAAGCCAAATAAAAACAGATATTCCCATGTTCATGATGCTTTACAGTATTGTTTGATGGGAGCTGGAGAAGGTAGAGTCTTAGTTCATGGCAAAAAACCTATGAACCCTAGACAAGCAAAAACAACATGGAATGTTTTTGATAAACAAACACCAACAAAAAGGAAATCTTGGAACATATTCGGAATGAATGGCTAGTATTTTTTTATTCGCCATATAATCCTCCTTGGTACACCAAATGGCGTAAAAAAGGATTTGTCCATTGTGGAGCTATGTACTTTAATAAGCAATTTGACTGTTGGGTAGTTGTCGAAGGACTGTATGGTCAGCTATTGGTAGAACTAATTGATGAAGAAGAAGCAATTAAAATGTTAAGTTTTATTAAAAGACTTAATGGAACTATTCTCAAAGGCAAAGAACAATTAAATCATAATTTTAGAGGAGAATGGTGGGTTAAAGAACACAGTTGCGTCAGCTACATACAAAGAATGATTGGATTACGCAATTTTTGGTTATTTACTCCTTATCAGCTATTTTGTGCGTTGCGAAAGATAGACTTTGAGTTTTTTGTGGACGCAAGAATTAACAATGGCAAAAAAACCAAAACCAAAACCGAAACCAAAGCCTAAACCAAAAGGATATTAAATGACTAATTATAGATGGACTGGCCCAGAAACAATAAATTTAGATGATCCTAAAGTTTATGAAAGAAAATTAAAAAAAATTATGGATAGGTTAAATATTTCAAGAGAAAGTGCGATACAAGAATTAAAATTAGAATTAGAACAAACACAAGCCTCAAAGAAAAAAAACAAAAAAGCAATTAATGTAAAAAGGAAAGTGTAGTGGGCATTTTAAAAAGACCTAAATATCAGGAAACGGAAACTGATAAAATGATTAAACGTCAATTAGCAGAAGAACAAAAAGAACGAATTGAAAAAGAAGAAAAAAGAAAAGAAAGAAAAAAAAGAATAGCTGGTGGATTGGTTGGCTCTCGTGCATTATTTTCTCGTGCTGGTGGTAGGGGATTTTATGATGACGAAGGCAATATGTATTAATGGGTTCTAAAAATAAAACAAGTTCAGGTTCAAGTAGCTCAGGAGGAGGAAGCAATAATAATAACAATAATAACAATGTTGTTATAGCTCCAAAAAAAGAAACAAAAAAAGCAGTTAAAACAGTTAAAAAAAAAGTAAAATTTCAAACTGATGCAAAAGGAAATACTTACACAATAAAAGATGGCAAAAAAAATTATATGTATGGTGGCCAAGTATCTGCGGCAACAAATGAATATTTGGAATCAATCAAAGAAGCAAAAAAGACTTCACAAAATCCAGATGGTTCATGGAATTATATGCTTACCTCAAAAGGATGGGCTATGAAATATGGTTCGTATACAAAAGGACAAGCTCAAGAAGGTACAGCTATGGGTACTGGTAATACTGCATCTATGATGGGTAGTGTTCCAATATCAGAACAAATGTTTGAAAGACAAAAAAA